AGCCGACGGCCACAACTCAGTCATCTGCTCTTTATTAAATAACACAGTAGGATCATTGGCCCAAAATGGAATTGTCATTATATATATAAACAGTTTAAAAAAGTTTAGTCGCCGACCTAATTTTTCTATTTCATATACGCGAACATTTATGCGTAGGTAGATTCTTCTAAATTCTGTTCCAGACCATCCAAGTACCAATTATGCTTATATAATCACTTCTCTGTTTTATGTCTGCACAAATACTTGCAGGCATAAAATAATAATGCTATCATAATAATAATAACAATAGCATAAAAATAAAAATTGAATTGCATTGGCGCCATATCATTAGACAGCATCAGATTAGATACAATATGGAAACATTCACATTACCAACTATACCAGAGGACTTTCAGACGGGTCAGCCCTTTGTTGGCGCGATTCATCCCAGTTTGAAGCAACTAAATGACTATATTACCCGCAAATTTAAACACGATTTTGTAGGCGTTGATATTGTCTCATTGAGCGAGTATGTTGCAACAACAAAGCAGCCGTGGGCAAATGGCTCCTATTATCTGTTTGGTCAATTGCTGACCGATTTTGACGCACCATTAACAAATGAGTTGTTGCAGAAGGCAATTGATACAAATTCGCGACGAATGACTGAATATGGTGCGCCGTGTAATTTTCTGGAGGCCAACAGCGTAAATCACAATATTCGCGTCTTTGAGAACCTCTTATATTTATTGCAAAAATATTACCAACATCCATATGATTTGATGGAATTTTATAAACCCGATGGACTATACATGACAAAATTCATTGAAGAATCCTGCTCCTAATAAACTGTGTTGTTATTTTGATAAACAGTTTGTATTTATGTATTTATTTTTTTCCATTCTTCTTCTTCTTACCACTGTTGGGTTGTGGTTGTGGTTGCTGAGGAGGTGGCTTGGCTCCGCGAGGCGTTCGTTCCGCCTTTTCTGCGGCTCCAAATAGCCCGAACAATTCGGCGTCAGATATGACTGGTTGTTGCATGCGTTCTTGCATTTGCGCACTTGCGCGAGCATCTTGTTCCGCCTTTGCGCGCGCAGTAGATCCGGCCTTTGCACGGATCCGCTCCTTTGTCTTCTCCAATTTCATCCGTTGGTCTAAATTTGCCTGCATTGCGCCCATATTTACCTTTCCTCCTCCTCCTCCCATACCTGCCATACCAGCAAGGTCTCCCATTCCCATCTTACTCAACATGGACTGAATATTTCCCATACCAGGCATATTCTTCATCTTGTTCATCATTTCCGACGCCTCCGCGATAAGCTCTGACTCCTTTAGGTCACCAGATTTTATTTTAGAATCCAACTTGTCGCCCACAGTCTTTACTAATCCCATCAACTTGGTCGGGTTCTTTACAAGCGTCTGAAACACGTCCTTCATATCAGTAGCGCCATCAAAGTCCACGTTCAAGTTTGCGGCGGTCTCTTCGGCAATTTCGCGCGCCAATTGTCCCAACTTTCCGTCCAACATCCCAGTAATGTGTCCATGAAGCTGCTCCGCATCAGGCATGTTTATTCCCGCGCTCTCTCCGTCTGCATCGGTCGGGTCGCCCTCCTTCGCCTCAAATAACCCCTGCATGTGCGAGAGTGTCTCCTCCAACTTGGACTTGAACTCGTCCTGATTGATCGCCTCAAACATTTTTGCCGTATCGCCGAAGGCCTCTTTGTTATTAAGGGTTCCCACAATTGCAAAGGTAATCAACTGCAAATACTTCCAAATGGTCTCCCGCGTCTTCTGCGAGATATCGCATTGCCACAGGTTTTTGAAATGGATATTGGGAAGGAACTCGGTGTCTGTATCCGAGTCCGCCTTGAACATGTCCTCGTTTTGGTATAGAATATCAAAGAATCGCGGGGGTAACTTTTTCTGACAAAATTTGAATAGGAGCTTCACCGCTGTTTGTTTATGTTTGTCGTATGCGGCATCCCTCGCCTCAGCGTCCTCAATGTGACTATAATGCTGTGGGGTTTTAAGCCATTTAATGATAAACGGTTCATATTCGGGAAATGTTGTTCTTATATCGCCAACAAAATCACAAATTACCTTCGTAAATTCTTCGGGAATTGCCTTGCTTTCTTCTGCCATTTAGATAGTATATTTTATATATATTTAAATTCAAATTTAATAAATATATATACTATATACCACATAATTACGTTGCGTACATGAGTCCCGCATTTCCACCAACAAACGTAACCATATTAACGCGCTCCTCCATCAAGTACATGTTAAAATTGTAATCATAAATTCGCCAGGTTGGCTTGTTGATACCTATAAGATCGCCTGTTGTCGGGTCGCAGATTGTTAGCACTTGGGCATACGGGTCAACGGGCGGTGCAATGGTCGTGAATTCAAACTGAACATTAGTGAACCTGCTCATATTCATGGCCCCCGATGGGTTCGGGTTCATCTGGTTTGTATCCAGGCAAAAATTGTAGCAATATAGGCCAGGAGGGGCATTTCCTGATGTTCTAACGTATTTTTCAACAAAATTATACACACCCGCCGGTAACATATTCTCTCTGTATTGGCCATCAAGAAGTATGCCAAGTGCCACCAGAATGTACTGGATGTTTTGCGGATTATAGACGCCGGTTATATACAGGCCGCTTAAAGTACCATCTGGGTTTGCACCCGGACCCATCCCCGGAACAGGCGGCAAGGCCGGATTGATATAGTTGTATGTTCCGCTGCTCGGCGCCACCTGAACGTCCTGCGGCATGTAGTCGTACGGCCAATTGGTATAATTGGACCATTGGTTTCGCAAGTTTGCATCACTTCGCTGGAAATAAAACATCCAACTAATTACCATACCCAGCGAGTCCAAGTTCAACTTGTTTTGCCCGGTAATGTTGTAGAACGGAGTCTCATAAATCTGCCTAATCAAATATTTCTGTTCGTTCTTGGCAAAGAGTTCAGACTCATCATTAGAGAGAAAACAATACGTGCAATTTAGATTGATATCGGCGTTCCACAGAGTTCTCGTATCTATGTATGATGCCGGTCCGAGTGCCACATCTGGCGGCGTTTGCAGGAATCTATAGAACTGCATATAAAATTGGTTGAAATTTGGCGCGACTACTGGGAAATTGTTTGTATAATCCATCACATCGCGTATGGTAAACCATTCATTAATTGGCCGGAATGACACGTTAATCTGTAGCTCGTTATATTGAAGCGCGACGAGCGGGAACGCCTGCATTGTAACCAGGTTAAACCATGCCCCAAGCGGAATGTACAATGTGCGCCCCATGATAGATGGCTGTGCTCCTGCGGGACTGTCAGTGTAATACGCATTTGGGTATGCATTCACGCGTGCACCCGAGTTTGCAGGGTCATTTAATTCGGCGGTTTGACCAATCATCTCATTGAATAGCGCCAACTTTTCTGCGCTAAAGTCTCTCTGTGTGGACGCCAACAAATACTGGCCCGAATATTCTTGTAGTTTTTGGTTGCCGCATGTTATGGTAATGCGGCTAATAATCTGCGCGCCAATATTGTCAATCCACCGGAAGTCATAGGGCGCCCAATCGGTATATACGGTAGCCCCGCTCTGATCCGTGTAAGGCTGTGGAGGCAAAACAGGACTCCAAATAGTAGGCAGATTGATGGAGATGTAACAGTCCATTAACAGATCCGCATAGCGCTTTACCTTGAATACGAAGGTAGACTCATTTGTTAGGCCCAATGTGGGCGTCCCCTCGTAATCCAGCCGAAAGTTCTGTTTCCCGAAATTAGTATACTTTTTATAGGTTGCCTTCCAAAAGGTCTTACTTGGATTACCATTTAGAATAATATTTTGTTGTCCGGCAGCCACAAGGTTCATTAATCCTCCAGCCATATTTAAGTATATTATATATAAATTTTTTAATTCTTAATTTGCTATTAATATAAATTAGTCGCTTAATCCTACATTTTCTTTGGTGCCCTTGTAGTAGCAATTGAGGTATTTTAGTAATATGTAACTACTAAAAATAACTTATTATATTATATTAGATTAATACGAATGGACAAAATTGTACTATTGATTGGTGTTGCGGTGGCCGTCATTTTTATACTACTTGCATATGTTTACATAAAGCGTCGCGTCAACTTGGAACAAAACGAATGCGATTTTATGAATACTTTATACCCCAGTTTAAATGGAAATATCCGACCGATTTCCGCAAACGATTCTGATTGCAGTGGCAACCTATACGATTATTACATTAAAACAGCATTCAATGCATGCTCTGGTGGGTCGTATAAGGATGATTACGTAGATTTATGCAATCTAAAGGCCGTCCTTAAGCAGGGCGTTCGCTGCTTGGATTTTGAGGTGTACTCAATAGATAATCAACCGGTCGTCGCCACTTCTACCTCGGACAGTTTTTTTGTTAAAGAGACGTACAATTCAGTACCATTCAGTGGAGTAATGGAGACCATTGGCGGTTATGCATTTGCGAGCGGAACTGTTCCTAATCCAACTGACCCGCTCATAATTCATTTACGTATTAAGAGTAATAACCAAGAGATGTATTCTAACTTGGCGAGCACACTCAAGTTATACGACAATATCATGCTTGGAAAGGAATATAGCTTTGAAAACTCGGGGACAAATTTAGGGGCAGTCCCGCTCTTAACATTTAAGAACAAAGTTATTTTGGTCGTTGATAAAAGTAACGCCTCCTTTTTGGAGAATGAGGCCTTTTTAGAGTACGTTAATTTAACAAGCAACTCGGTGTTTATGCGAGGATACCGCTACTATGACGTTAAAAATAACCCTGACGTTCAGGAGCTAACCGACTTTAATAAAACTGGCATGACAATTGTATTTCCAGACACAGGAGGCGATCCAGTGAACCCAAGTGCGTTGTTGTGTAGAACATATGGATGCCAAATGGTGGCGATGCGCTATCAACAAGTGGACAACTTGTTACTTGAAAATACAGAATTCTTTGACGAGGGAGGGTATGCCTTCTGTTTAAAACCCGCGAATTTAAGGAATCAGATTGTTACTATTCCTGCACCCACGCCGCAGAACCCGGCCTATTCTTATGCCACGCGTAAGGTGGAAACCGACTATTATAGCTTCAAGATTTAATCGCTGCTGAATTATTATATAAAATTTTGTATAATAATTTGTATAATAATTAATCTTCTTATATGTATAAGAAGGTATGGCTCAAAAAAATATATGCAGAGGACTAAAATTCTCTGACTGTGAGTTAGCTATTCTCCGCCAAGCGGTTGATAAAGCAGAAGAAAAAATAGGAAAACGCGTCGTTAACTCGCGCGAAATTCAGCAAGTTATTACTATAGTTGAGGACTTCCTTAAGAAAAAGAGTCTGATTTGCTACGGAGGCACCGCTATAAATAATATACTGCCAATAGATGACCAATTTTATAACAAGGAGATTGAGGTGCCCGACTACGATTTTTTTTCAACGAACGCGTTGCACGATGCGAAGGAATTGGCGGATATTTATTTTAAAAGCGGCTTCACCGATGTAGAAGCGAAATCTGGGCAACACGCCGGGACATATAAGGTCTTCGTAAATTTTATGCCAGTGGCAGATATTACACTTTTGCCCAAGGGCGTCTACAATGCCATCAAAAAGGATGCGTTGCGCGTAGGTGGAATACTATACGCTCCCCCCAACTATTTGAGAATGTCTATGTATCTTGAATTGTCCAGACCTGCCGGAGACACGAGTCGCTGGGAAAAGGTGCTTAAACGTCTAACGCTCTTGAATAAACATTTCCCCGTTACAGGTGTAAATTGCAATTCTGTGGAGTTTCAGCGCGAAATGGAAAATAAAACTGAGGAGGACCACATATATGACAACGTGCGAAATACTCTCATAAACCAGGGTGTCGTATTCTTTGGAGGGTATGCAATTTCTCTCTACTCCCAATACATGCCTAAGAATTTGCGTCATAAGTTGGAGCGTTACGCCGATTTTGATGTGCTGGCCACCGACCCACAAACAACGGCGGAAATTGTCAAGGAACGGCTGGGGGACATTAATATTAAAAACGTAAAGATTGTAAAGCATGCAAATATTGGCGAGGTTATCCCTGAGCATTATGAAGTCCGCGTTGGCAGCGATACAATCGTCTTTATTTACAAACCAATCGCATGCCACAGCTATAACAATCTTAGCATCGGCGGCCAAAATGTCAAAATTGCAACCGTAGACACCATGTTGAGTTTTTATTTGGCATTTGTGTATGCAGACCGCCCCTATTACAATCTCTTTTTGGATAGAATATTGTGCATGTCTAAGTACCTATTTGACGTTCAACAGAAAAACCGTCTGGAGCAAAAGGGTCTGCTTAGACGTTTCAGTATCACATGCTATGGGCACCAAGAGTCTGTGGAAGAAATGCGCGCGCACAAGGCGGAAAAATACAAGGAACTCAAGGAAAAGGGCGACCCTGCAGCATTTGAGGAATTGTTTTTGAACTATAAACCAGGCGATTTAATAAATAAGAAATCTGATGGTATCAAGAAGAAAGAGAGAAAGATAAAAAAGACCAAGACCAAGAAGACGCCTACCAAAAAGACGAAGGCCATTACTAAAAAGACAAAGAAGACCAAGCCGTTTGCGATTTATGGCGGAAGAACTGCGCGAAGACGTTAAATTTAGGCATGACACTTGTCGCCATAACAGTCGTCCAGTTTGTCCTGAAACGTAACTCGTGGGCCGCGTCTTGCAACCCTATATAGAAATACAATACCCGCAAGCGCCATAAGCATCGCCCCCAGAATATACATGGCGTAATCCGGCATGTCAGTGTCCGTCGTCTCAACAATATTAGATACAATTTCTGTTAAATCAGGAACATTACCTAATGAAAACCCGGGGGTTGTTATATCAATATCGTCCATTTTTATAGGACAATATTAATGCTAAATTATTTGAACTTATAAACAGCGACTCTCAAGTATTATGATAAAAATGTCGTATAATATCTTGGAGGCCAATTTGCCGAATACACTCTCTTTAAATTCCACAGGAATGCGCTTACTGATTAAGACGACAAAATATATAAAATATATAATCAGTTTTTCTATTAGCCATTTAATATAGTTAGCGCCCTTGCTAATGAGACTCCAGTCGTTCACATAACTGCACATTTGCGTGTTTGTCTGTTTTATGTAAAACGAATGTATATCTAATAGGCCCGACAAAACCCGATGATAATTAGACTTTTCATTCTTTACGTTCAATAGGTTGCTTATTTTGTCTGCCCCAAATAGGTCTAAATACAGGATCTTCTTATTCGCCTCTGTGTTAAATACAAATGGGGTAATACCGTCCATGTACTTTTTTTCGTATAACACATTCCCGTCTATTAAAAATGGAATATATGACGACTTCACGATTGTTTTCAAAATGTCGGCGACATTTGTGTATTTAGACCTTACTGGTTTTTTGCCCTTTTTAATATTGTGGTACGTAATAAAGAATTTACCGTTAATCTGTTGACATATATCGTGCGGAATATGCGGCCCTAAATACTTGTGTAACTCCTTCACAAATTGTAACTGATATGACTGTCTAAAGTCCGCCGTGATTACTTCATATAAATTTGTCATAAGATGCAATCCGTCAATATAATACAGGAATCCGGCGATGGCACCAACACTGCACCCCGAAATTCTGTTTATTTTCACATAATTGCGCTTCTCCATTTCCTTTAAAAAATACAAGGCACCTACCAGATAGCTCCCGTTAAATGCACCGCCGTCCAACACCAAGTCTAAAACTAACGGCTCCTTTGAGTTTTTTATATCGTCTGGTAAATTATCTATTAATTTTGCAACAAATTCATTAATCATTGAACTATTATAGTCAAGTATTTACTATTTCATAATAAAACGAAATTTATTATACAATTTTTTTGTTCTCCAGTAATCTTTTTACAAAATCGTGTTCATTCTTGTATTGCACGTAAAAATTTATCAACTCGGCCGGAGAATACAACAACTCCTGTATTTTTTTCAATTTGCCACTATTTAAGGCGCTCCCAAATAGATGCCTATACATCTCCGCGATTGTTTTGTGGCTGGCATTTTTCAATTCGTGCGTTATGTCAATTCTTCCTGGCCGCGTCAGGGCTGGGTCAAGTTTACTATAATGATTTGAAGAAATTACCAATATTCTCCCCGGAGTCTCTCTAATTCCGTCCCATAAATTCAGAATATCGTCCAACGTAATCGGGTCTTCGCTAACGGAAAGGGGAAATTTGGCCGTTTTTAGCTCGTTTGTCTCACAAATACTCTGCATCAATTCGCATAATTTTGCGGTTTCGGTAACATCCGTTTCGGCTACAGCTGGACTACGATTGCGGTCTAATATAATGTCCCCAATGCAATCAATGTCTTCAAAAACAATAATTTTCTTGTCAAAAGTGACCGAATCCTTTTCATTACAGCACGAATAGGTGTTTTCAAAGAAGAAACTCTCCAACTGTTTTTTGGTCTTGATAATTTTAAGCGGAATCACGACCAGGTGACGATTTGTGTGTTTTGCGAGCGCCTTGATAAATGATGTCTTGCCAGTGCCGGGTGGGCCATGCAGCCCAATCCCAAGCGAGTACGGTATCCCTTTTTCATAATACCAGTCCTTGTTTTTCAAGAAATAGTCAATATGCGCCACCAACTGCTGCTTTCCATCAAAAAACATGTTTTGAAATGTTCGCGCGCTGTCAAACACATCTTCCCGCCAACAACTCAAAATACCCTCATCGCCTTTTTGATTTACGCTATCTAAACTATATATAAACCTATTATTGCTGCGAATTTCTTTAACCGACGCCACGTATCGCTCGGTAATATTGTCCACGTACGCCTTTAGAAAACTAATTGAATGCACATAGGAGTATATCTGAAATGTCATTTTTTCCGTTTTCGTATATTGTTTGTCCTTCTCGTCGCCCGTCTCTTCCCTCACTATTTCTACGCGGACGTAAATATTGTCGTCCAATTTAACCGGCGTTCGTTGGTCAACCATGAAGATCTCGTGCGATTTATGCGTATCTGCTGTTGCCGCTGCCGCTGCTTGGCATGTGCTATAGGTTTCTTTAATTTGACGAATCGTGTCCAGTTTGTCAATATTAGAAATAACATGATTAGAAAGGGCCTTGAATCGGGTGCTATATATTGCCGAAATATTGGGGTTCAGGTTATACGCGCACACGATGGAAATTTTTTTGCCTTCAACGACAACGACATTTTTCCGCCAAATAAGGCTCTTGAGGGTGTCTGCTGTGATATTTGACAGCATATCCAGGATGTCACAGTTATTTACATAATTCAGAATGTATCCATATATGCCAATGAGCAGAGTTGACGCTATTGTGTCATATGCCGGGTTACCGGTTTTCATCCAATTATAGAGGGTTATTTTGCTGATATTTCCATACGTAGATGTTAACATGTCTATAAATCCGGCGAACGTCATAATTATTTATTATATGTAAATAATGATGTAATTTTAAGTTTGTTTACAAGTGAATATTTGCGGCTAAAATGCACCAAAATGAGTCATAACCTTATTCAGAAAGTAGAATAGGAGTCCAAAAAGGGC